GACTTTCCGATTCCTTCAGGGCCATAGATAACGACCTTTTGGGCCCGTGCCTTCCTTCCTCTTGTAATTTGCATTTTTTAGTCCTCCTCGTCGTCCTCATCGTCCTCGTCGTCGTTTACCTCTAAAAGCCCACGAAGAAGGTTTTCTAGGCCTTTGCGTTTTGCTTTTCCAATCTTTTCTGTCAGATCTTCGGGTTCTTTACCGTCAAGCGTTTTGAGCTCATACGTTGCGGTAACTTCGAGCAGTTCACCTTCGAACGCTTCAGCGACTTTATACATACGGTCACCCTGCTTTTCAATAGATTCTACGCTATTGTTTGCAGCGTCTCGCAAGTCGTCGGTCCAGTTCGCACTATAAGCCAAAGCGCGGTTATTGCTTTCATACTCCTGTAAGAAATACCCATTTTCTTTGCTACGAATAACGATAAAATTTTCTGTTTTTTCCATGATTTTTTCTTCTTTCTTTTAAAAGCCACCTTGCCATTGTTGCGGTGTTTGAATTGTTTCGGGTGCGATACTGTACCCGTCCTCGATGAGAACCGAACATTCTCCGCCCGTTGAAACGCGAGTCGCGATAGCTTGCAAGCCCTCTTGTTCTAGCCACGCGCCGAATTCTGCGAGTGTGATCTGGTCCATCTGTTCTAACTTGTCGATAAGCACGAAGCCACAATCTGGCTTGAGCTTGCGAACGATAGCCGTCGCCACTTGTAATTGTTGCGAACCGCTCATATTATCCCAGCGTTGACCCAAGTATAAGAGCTCTCCATCTTCCACGGATAACCCGGGAAGCGGTAAGTCCGCGTTAGTGAGTAAGTCGCGTTTTTGCTTGCGAATACCTTCGATAACCAGATCTAACTCGCGATACTGTTCGCGATAGCCTTTCGCGTCCTCTTCGGCCTTGTCTTTGTCAAGATTCGCCCGGACTTTAAGGTTAATCTGCTCAATATTCGCAATACTTTCTTCGATCTCTTGTGTCGATTCGTCGATCAGATCTTGTGCGTCTTTGCGAGCAATATCCAAGTCTTGCGCGAGTGCTTGCTCTTTTTCTCGAGCTTCCTTGAGCATAGCTTCCAAACGCTCAACGTTTGCAAGTGCCCCTTGATAGTCGTTTTCGATTCTCGCGAGATTCTGACGCTTGCGAGCATTTTCGCCATTGCGACCGAGGATCTCTTGCTGTTGCTGGATAAGATCAGCGATTGAAACGAGTTCTTTCGGTGCGTCTGGATAATACGGCTGCTCTTTAGCAAATTTTTCTTTCTGATCCGCAATAACGCCGATTGCGTGGCGCTCTTGGTACTTGGTCTTCTCTTCCATCTCAAGCTGAACGAGCTGATCTCCTACGCCGATGATCTGCAATAGCGTTGACGCTTTTTCTTTATCGTTCATCTCCATAAACTTGGGAAGATCAAGGGCCAGCTCTTCTACAAAGCTATCAAGCAATTTCTGGCCGGCTTTGTTTCCGCTCGGGTCAATAACTTTTAGATCGCTATTCTTTCCCTTGCGCTCAACGATAAGGCCATTTGATAGCGTGATTTTTAGGCTTGGGGGAATCGTTGATCCCTCGCGTTGTGCCTGTGAGGGTTTGTATTTATTGCCACCCAAAGCCCACGCTATCGCGTCCAATACGCTTGTTTTGCCTTGGTTGTTGTTTCCCCCGACGATTGTCAGCCCTTTCGCTGACGGCTCGATTTTGACCGCTTTAACGCGTTTCACGTTTTCGATCTCGAGCTTATTGATTGTTACCATTTCTTAACTCTCCTTTCAGACGAGCGAGCTCGTCAAGAAGTCTTTCTTCCCGCTCAAGTGTGGCTTTCAAAATTTCGGTTTGCTGAAGATTGATAAACCACAAGCGATTGAGCGCTTTTGATTGTTGCTCAATTTTTCGGGCCTTTTTACCAAACATGGAACGGAACCTCCGGCGATTCAGTATATAGCTTCATATTTTTCCGGCGACTTGCGAGCTCGTCTTCGTATTGCTCAATGACTTGCGCGTTGTGTTCTGGAAGGCCCTCTTCGATAGCTTTGAGTGTTTCGCTTTTTGCGATTTTCATTCGTTTCTTGTGGTCCTTCCACGATACGATAAGGCCAGCGATGAAGCACACGCCCCCGATCGCAACAGTCCCGGCAACTTGCCCAGAAATAATAATTTGATTCATTTTAAATACTCCTTTTCTTTTTCTAAAATTTCGTACACGTCCCGGACGTCGTACATTTTCTTCTTTCCTTGTTTTCGAAACGCGAGCCCTTGACGCTCTAGCTTCTTTATATAGCCATGATCGAAGCCGAATTTCTTCATTAAGGCTTTCTGGTCGAGTGGTAAACTTTCTGCTTTCATTTCTTCCTTGAGCTCTTCTTTTACGATTGCGATCATCTGCTTTAGATAGACTTTCGCGATCTCGTCCGAGATCAAGGGTGGTAAGTATAGCTCCTCCATTTCTTCGTTCCTCCAATTGTGCGGGCAAGCACTTTCTGATATAATTAAGGTAGATATTTTTTTCAAGCGCTCGAACGTTCTCGCTCGGGTGCTTTTTCGTGTCCTTTTGTTCTCTTTAGTGAACGCTCTCGGTAAAAAAAATACCGATCTCGTCTTTTGAGAATCCGAGGATTGTCGCGACTTTTATCAATTCGTCAGCGTCGAATGATACTAGTCCATTTTCACGTTTAGCGTATCGAGCACGATCAGACCAACCAAGGGCCTTGGCCATGTCGTCTTGTGTGAGTCCTTTCGCGACTCGCTCCGCTTTGATTCGTAAATGATTTACGGTCATATAATGGACCTCCTTCCGTTCATTTTTATTCGTTCTCTTTTGGGAACAATCTTAGTATAAACCAACCGTTCTCCTTTGTCAACACTTTTTTCAAAAAAAAATACATTTTTTATTTTTTTAGTATTATTTGTACTTTTTCGGGAACGGTGATATAATAGAAACGTGAAGAAAAAGGAGTGAAAAAACCATGCGGACAAACGACGAAATAATAGAACTAATAAAAGAATTGAGTGCTGAAAAGAATATTTCTTTAAGTGAGCTTGCAAGACAAACGAATATGGCAAAGTCGGGGATCTCTCGCTATTTTAATAAGACTCGTACTTTCCCATTGAATCGGGCGGACGCTTTCGCGAAGGCTCTCGGAGTAACTCCGGAATTTTTGCTCGGAGTTAAACCCGTAAAGAAAGAGCCGGATTTTTCAGACTTGGATCTCCGGGAAATGGCCGAAAATGCGAAGACTTTCGACGGAAAGCCACTCAATGAAGAAGATATCGTCGCTATACAAAATATTATTGAAGGATATCTAAAAGGAAGATTATGAGACTAGAAGATATTTGTCACGAAGCGGGCGTCACGCTAGCTTACTTTGACAATGAACTGTGGCCACGGCCCGGAATGATCTTATCTGATATGAAGATCATTTTCGTTAATAAATCACTAACTATTGAGGCCCAGAAACGGGTCATATTGCACGAGCTGGGCCATTTAGAGCACACGACGGCCGAATATACCATAAACCCGATCAAGTGCGAGAATGAGGCCAATAGGGCCATGATACACGCGCTATTAAAGGAAGAGCTAGAAGCCGGGGACGCGAGCGAGTTTAATTATGTACATTTCATGGAGCGCCACAAGCTAAAAACGACGGCCGATGAATTAATGGTAATAGATGAATACTATCGTTTAGTTGGATAAAGGAGAAAAAACATGGACTTTGACAAATTCAAGAATTTCGCGAAAAAAGCGACTGAAAAGACAGCGGACGGAATTTCTTCGATGAATGAAATGAGAAAGAAAGCTGCCCAAGAAACAAAGATTTCAATCGGTACGACAACGATTCGAAAGACAATCGACGGCCTATATTATATCGGTTTTTATTCAGACACTCCCGAGCTGTTTGAATTCGAAAATTTCCAATTCGAGGGCTCTACTATCGTAGAACACACGAAAACGACCGGGACTACCAAACAGAAAGGGAAAAAAGGAAGTGCCTTTTTAGGAGCCGGAATCGGGTCAGCGTTTGGACCAGTCGGTACTATTTTAGGTGGCGTGATCGGAGCGTCTGGAAAACGAAAAGGCAAAGTAAGCACGGACACTATCACCACTCAAGAAGAAAAGCCGGGGCTTGCTAAATTGTCCTTACGAAATATCGAGACAAACGAAGTCAAGACGATTAAAGCCAAGATTACAAACGCGCAAGCAGATAACATTAAACTGTTTTTCGAATAAACAAAAAAAGCCCCGAGGCAAGCCACGGGGAAAACATGATATAAGTTAAGTATAGCAAAATCATTTCGTTCTTTCAATTGTGCGGGCAAGCCAACGGAGGAAAGACATGATAAAAAAATATACAACCAAAAACGGGGAGACTCGTTACTTATTTCAAACCTATCTGGGGATTGACCCCTTGACTGGAAAAGAACGGCGGACCACGCGCCGGGGCTTTAAAACCATGAAAGAAGCCAAACAAGCGGAAAGAAATTTACTGCTTGACGTGGAAGAGAACGGGCTTCCGTCGAATCAATCGGACGGTTTTCAAGATCCTACATTTGAAGAACTAGCTTCCTTGTGGTTGGAGAATTATAAAACCACTGTCAAGCCCAGCACTTTTGGAAACGTCAAGTCAAAAGTTGAGAAAATGACGGAAGAACATTTTAAAGAGTTGAAGTTGAAAAAAATAACAGTCGCATACTGTCAAAAGGTGGTTATTGAACTGAGCAAAAGCTATGTACTCTATAATCATTATCTATCAGTTATTAATCGAATTTTTAAATACGCCGTTTTAATGGATATACTCGATTCAAACCCTTTTGATAAGGTAATCAAGCCGAAAAGTCGTCAGACTCAAAGAAAAGGGAACTTTTTGACCAAGGAAGAGCTGAGAGAATTTTTAAAACTAGCTCAAACGGCCACGCTCTCTTATTTCTCCCCACTGGTCCACTTAATGAGCTATACTGGGTTACGTCAAGGGGAAGCCCTCGCTCTTAAATGGTCCGATATTGACT